TGCCTGACTAATAGTTTCAGATACTGTTCTGTTTTTTGATAAGATAGGATCAATTTTTCCAGTTCTTCCAATTTCTCTCTCCTGCTCCAACATTTTCAGGATTTCTGGATCAGTCACCTTATCACCAACCTTGGGTTCTTCAGACTCTTCTTCCCGACCACGATTAAATGGGATTACTTTGAGAGGAACTATCTTGTTATCGCCCTCAGGTGATGTCTCAGTTGGTTTATCATCAGAGGGTTTGATTGGATTATATGGTGGTAATGGAGGTATTTGGAATGGTTTATATGCATCTAATGTTGGATCAATAATATCACCAAACGTAGTGAAACCACGTCCACCAATCTTTTGTTTTAAAATATCGGGTTCTGGTTGTGGTTCTGGTGGAGCAGTATTCGGAAATAGTGTTCGTAAATCAAGAAAAGGTTTTGGTTGTTCTACTTCTACCTGATCATCTCCTCCAACCATAGGGATTGGTGGTGGCATTTGGGGTGGACCATATTGCTCAAATTTTGTCTGTGTATCACCAGGATCTGGTAATGCGTCAGGATCTCCTTGATCAACTGGGGGGAAATTCTTTTCAACCCAACTTTGGAAATTTTGATTTAATTGACTTAATCTATTATTAGTTAATTCATCGACAAATGCACCTACCGTCTTAAAGAACTCACCAATAGGTTCTCTAAACAGGGCAATTGCTGCTACACCTGTCAATAACAAAGATATCTTATTAAATCTACCTCTAAATCCACCAGTTGCTGCTTTCAGAGCAAGTTTTAATCCAATGAAACCACCAACAGCTACGAGAACACTTTTCTTTATCTCTTCTAATTTTTCATAGTTGCCATCAGCAAGTGCTTGTATAGTTTCAACACCTTTTATTGCTAACCATCCAAAGAATAATCTTTGGAAGAATCCAAATAATCCACCAAGGCTTGTTTGTAACTTAGCACCAAGTTTTAGTGCAGGACTAAGAACCTTTGCCTGAATCTTCTTCTCAACTACACTTTCTTTCCCTTCTCTCAACTTCTGTTGAGCTAATCTATTTTCTAATACTTGTTCTTGTCTTTCTTTCTGCCTTTCAAGTGCTTGCGAAGTTGCAAGACTATTTCTTACAACTGCTAATGAATTAGAGAGTTGATTGACCTGAGCACCAAGACTTTGAATCTGATTAGAAACAACTGCTAATTGCAATGTATTTGCACTTAACAATTGCTGTGATTGAGGATCTATACCAGCAGAAGTTGGAGCAGCCGCTCTACCAGTAAAAGCGGCAGCAGAAATTCTACTTCTTCTAACTGCTATAGGTGAGATTTCAACCATTCATCTGCTGTTGTTGTGCTTTCAGATTTTCTTCTTCAATATACTGTTGGAGGAAAGCAAGGTAAATTTCTTTCTCCCAAGGAATCATATTCTCTAGTTCCGTCAAGCTATATTTATGGTGTTGCATCAAGGCAAAATTTATTCGGAAGTATGACTCAAGGTCAGTATGAGCCATACTTACACGAAAAAACTTGCTAATCCCTCAAGTACAACATCATTTACTACTCCAGTGTTTGGATTGGTAACCTTGATAGTATGTGAGAGTTTTGGCATCGTTGTGAAAAACTTCTCAACTTCCTGGAATTGTTTGGAACTCAATTGCTCAACAAAATCTTTCAATTCCTTCTCAGTACAATCCTTTGCTGACCACGACTCTTCTTCACTATAGATCTGTTCAATACAGGACATAATGATTTTGAACGTATCATCAACATCAATATCATTCACAGTAAAATTACTCTGAATGAATTCACTCATCGAAGGATACTTAAGTCTCATAGTCAGAGTATCATCAAGCTTGATATCTCTACTATGATCCTTATCGAATTGTACTTGAATCTCATCCAAGGTGATGACTGCAGGAACTTTTGTTTCCCCATCATCAGGACAAGTAATCATGACTTCTACATCTTCACCAACAGACTTACCACGAATGTTGAGGAACAAGTATTCAATATCAAACGTAGAAAGTTCTTCTACTTTTACGCCTCGGGTAAGGATGCATCCACTAATAACATCTTTTACAGCACTGGCGATAGTAGAACTATCTTCGCTTTCCATAGCGATAATTAAAACTTTCTCTTCTTTAACTAAGAATGGTCTATACTTGATCTTTTTCTTAGTAGAAGGAATCACCAACTCATAGGTTGGTGTAGCAATCTTAGGTAAAGGCATTACAATCTATGCACATCAGTAAAATTATTTATCAGCTTATTCTACCACTTGATGCACGAATACCTTCGGAAATTATGAGACCGTTTCCATTTAAGAATCTACCATCAGCAATCAAGTTTGAGAATGCATCGCGTGATTCTGGTGGTGTCATATCTCTTGGCAACTTATTAAATCCATTAATATCGTCGCGACCATCAAGATTCTTATCTCTATAAGTTTGAGCGAATGATTTTTGTGCCCTTGCCGCAGATGCTTCATCATTTTGAGATTCATCAATAAATTTGTCAATCGATCTCGATCTTCCAGCAATGTGTCTATCATATGCAAAGTTCACAGTTGCTCTCAAGAGTTGAGATCCTTGATATGAAACCTGTGTAGCATTCAATGATACTGGGAACAATCCAATGTATTTGTATTCAGTATAGTTTTTGTAATCTCTTTCAAACTTTACAACTCTAGTTTCATCACATTTATATTCAACTGGATACCTCATTCTTGCATAGTATCCGTGTGCTAATTGATCTGCTGCTTCACCTTCAATTCTAGATCCACTGTTCATATATTCAATCCAGTGCTCGAAAAATTTCAGTGATTTATAATCTGTATCAACATAAAATTCCATACTAGTTTCTGTAAACATCCTAGTATGTGCCATCCTTTCAGAGATGCCTTGATAGTTTCCCATAATGTTAGTAGTTGCATGTGAACTACCGGGGAGAGATGCAGATGAGCATAGCAACGCAAGTTGATCCTCAGCAAACCTGCTGGTAATACCCTTCCTCTTCAGGTAAGTCATCAATCCTTGACTCATACCCCCAAAAGTAACCACAAAATGAGAAGTGGTTGCAACATTAGATAATGTTGGTTTGATTTGAGATATCTTTTTCGGAAATGGTCTAGGCACTCTAAATACTCTTAGGTGATTGTTTAGTTATTTAGATGTCATATAAGGGAAAATACAAACCCTCTTACCCAAGAAAATACAAGGGTGATCCAACTAACATCGTATACCGTTCTCTCTGGGAGAGAAAGTTCATGGTTTACTGTGATAATAATCAAAACGTAATTGAATGGCAATCGGAAGAGTTTTTTATTCCTTACCGCTCTCCAGTGGATAATAAAGTTCACCGATACTTTCCAGATTTCTTTGTCAAATATAAAGATGTGAATGGCAAAATAAAATCATCTTTAATTGAAATCAAACCAATGAGGCAGTGCGCTCCTCCACCCAAACCAAAGAGACAGACAAAAAAATACCTGAACGAAGCATATGAATATGCTAAGAATCAGGCAAAGTGGAGAGCAGCACAAGATTACTGTGCTGATAGAATGTGGGAATTCAAGGTTATGACTGAAAAAGAATTAGGTATCAAGTAATGGCAAAGAGACCTACAGATACAGATTCTAATGTAAATAGGGTTCGTGGTATTGCTGATGATATCATCGGAATAAAAGATCCTGATGATATTATGATTGCATTGCTTGAAGTTCTTACGGAACAACCAAAAACATCTGTTCAACCAGGTCAAATATACATCTTTGTATATAATGCCAAAACACCTCAACT